CTGCATCACGATACTGTTCAACTGCTGCCAGTGCTTCCTTAGCATCATCTTCTGTAGCGATAACAAACTTGAGATAGACATGACCAGCAGCTTGATAGCCTGCGACAACCTCAGGCTTGATAGCATCTTCTGCCTTCTCACCAGAACAACTCAATTTGGCACTCACGCTAAATGTGATTTCACGATCACGATGATCCGATCCATAGCCAGACTTACCACCATCCCACCACCACTGTTCAAGATAGTCAGCGAATTCTGGAGTAAGCGGTTGCGTACCATTAGTCTCAAAAGTAATCTCGGAGAGACCCTTCATCTTTTCATGACTTAGGAGTTCTGGGTAGGCTCGTTGCCATCCGAGGAGTGGTTCTCCTCCTGTAATGACGAGGTGTTCGTCTTTCCATTCTTTAAACGGTAGTAGTTCCACAATGTCGCTGACAATAGTATCAATGTCCCTGCTGGGAGAAAGATGCTTGAAGCGAGGATCCCAGGATGCGTAGGAATCGCAGCCTGTAGTGACGAGCGGGAGGGTACCATATTCTTTATAGTCTTCTGGATTGACTTTTTCTCGCTCAACTGATAATTCCCCTTTTGGCATGCCGAAGCCGGCACATTTGAAATTGCATCCAAATGTTCTTAAAAACACGGAAGGGACGCCCATATAGCGTCCTTCACCCTGAATGCTGTAAAATAGTTCACTTATTTTGATTTGTGTCATTCTCTAGTCTTTTCATATATTCTTTGTATTCTTCGGGATACAACTGTTTTTCTGCGTCACACCAATCATCATGGTTACAGTAAGTATCACCCTTTGTAACACAGCGAAAGTATTTAGGTTTTACACCATGCCGCTTTCTAAAATCATCACTATCATTTTCAAGAAGCCATAATCCATAGAAAAATGCAGTTGCAAATCCGCATATTACAATCAATACTATAACACCAAATATCTCCATTGTCAATTATCCTTTCCACCATTCTTCCCAAGGGAAGACAATCCAAACATCATCTTCTGCCTTGTTGATGCTAGTTCCAGAATAGTTGACCTCAAATGGACTTGCATCGTTGTCTATTAGTACGGCAAATCTAGTAGACTTTCCCCAAACATAGTCCCAGCGTTCCTTATTAGGTGAGCAACTACTTTCCCAATCGTCTTTAATCCAATTTAATGTAGCGCCAGTGTCATTAATATCATCAATAATGAGAATATTCTTTGGGGAATCTACATACCCGTATGCATCTTCTGCCATCCAGCAGTTGCTCTCACTACTACTGTCATCACCGTCACGGAGACTGACCTTAAGTGTCTCCATTGGAATTCCAAGATAATGACTAATCTTTAGAGCAGGGTTTAGTCCTCCCCTAGTAAGACCAACAATATAATCAGGCTTCCATGCACTCGCAAGCATTTGCCTAACAAGTTCCATAACCAAACCGTCAACCTGCTTGTCAGTGTAATATACTTTCTTAGTCATTATCTAATATCCTCAAACTATATAAATTTCCTAAAATCACTTTCTGATTGTCAAACATGGAATCAGAAATGATGTTTCCTAACTCCTGCTTCTCAACATCTGACAATTCAAACTCTCGTGTAAACCGTTCATTAGAAAGATGGCCCCACTGCTGCATAAGACTAAAGTATATAGTGTTAATGTCACTATATTCTAATTGCCACGTTAAAAACTCTTTAACTTCACGGTAGTTTCTCTGTTGTACAGTAAAATTGGTCATAAATGAATGCATATTGGGAAAATATCCCTGTGCGATCAAATTATTAAGAGTACCGAGATTAGTTCTTACTTTTTCTAAAGATCCATTCTTTCTCACAATTTGGTATGTATCCTCAGTAGCAGCGTCAATGCTCACATTTATCTGCTGGATAGTATGCCAGATTGGTTTGATAATGTTGAGTCTTTCTTCATTCATCAATATGCCGTTTGTGTGTAGTCGCAAAGTTATGGCATCATTTGGATTTCTAGCTAACTCTTTTAAGAAATCCCAATATGTGGGACTACCAAATGCATCGCCGCTTCCTGTTATCTTCAATGCTACTTGATGACCCTGAGAAACCAAATAATCAACAAATTTTCTGACACCGCTATGGATATTGTCTAATTTAGCATTATCCCCTAACTTGTATAATATTAGATCGTTTCTACAACTAGGGCATTGTAGGTTACATGATTGGTCGTAACTAAAGTTTACTACTATCGGTCTAGTATCTGCAAGTTGATCTAGTGGCACAAGATAGCTATTAGGATAAGTTTTCCCGCTCAACAACGAACTTATAAACGGACAATGGTCTGTACATTCCGTGTACAGACCCTTTGTCATGTCGCTAATCAATCCTAATCTGTCTGGATTGTTGAATATTTCTTCGGGAGTATGTTCTAATATATTTCCAAAAAACTTAGGCAACCAAGAAAAACAACATATAGAGATATCTCCATTTGGATGAATTTCAAAATAGTTTGAAAGTTGGGCGCACCCGTAGTCCCGAAGTATGCTTTCAGGACATGTATATTCTTCCGGTCGCCTAAGTTGATAGTGCATTAGCCTAGAAGGTCTTCATTCCATTCACGATGACCTTCACGGAAAGCCATGTTACTCTGTGTCTCACGAACTTCAACACGATAGCACCAAAGACGATCAGCTTCACCTGCACCCCAATGATCTGGGATATAGACACCGTTGATAAACTTATAAATCATATCAGCAAGTGCTTCGCAACCCGTTGCAGGGATGATAGTCAACTTTGCCATACCTCTTTCAGCAAGTAGCTTGAACACATCCATATCAGGATCGTCTTCTGCTACAAGCAACGTATGATCAAACTGATCCTCAAGAATTGCCTTGAGATCCTTTAGACCGCCGTAGTCCGCACACCAGTTACGAGCATCTAGGGTATCAGCACCAAAGAATACGCGGATACTAAAACTGTAACCATGAATCTGATTGCAGTGTGTATCTGCTCTCCACTGCCTATATGCACAGGGGAAGGCATCATGCCATTCTTTTGTACTTGTATACTTGTAAACTCTAGGTTCATTCGCCATCTTTTTTCTCCTTTAAGATGACACGCAGAATATTTTGAGTGGGATGAGCGTCAAAGACCACTATTAGTATGCATACCTACGATTGATGTAGTCAAGTGTATCCTCAACTTCACAAAAGCCCTCTGCATTATAAATCTGATTTACGTCAAGGCCGTGATCCTGATATCCTTCTTCAAGCAAGTATTGATAATAGCTGCTAGGATGAGAATAGTCAAGTCTGTTGCCGACCATTTGATAAATCATTGCTTTATATGTTTTGTTATTGAATGTAACATCAATATACTTTTTTCCATAGAAAGTTGGGTAACCCTCAAGCATATCAAGGGCTAACTCACATTCATCAGTAATATCCCACATAACAGTTTGCAGAACGTCACCGACACTTTCTTCAATGTCTGCTACACCACGGAATACTAGACGATAATCTGGAATATCAACTCGTCCAATACTAATGGAACCAGGACAGCGTGAAGCCATTTGGTCAATATTAGTATTCATTCCATAAGCGAGATATAACATTACTTAAACTTTCTAATCGTTAATACACCGAACCGATACATTGAGTATTCGCACCCAATCCTATTTAGTACTGTTTCGGCAAGCTTCACCATTTTTACGCTGTTGCCACAAATGACGGTGAGTGGAAAACTGTCCTGATTCATCAGAACAAAGTTCTCCACAAGAGCATCAACTTCGTGATGCCTAACACCGTGTAAGTCTAACTTACAACTTTCCATACACTTTGTCAAGCATTTTCTTTGCCTGAGGATAAGAAGTCATTGCATCAACTGTTTCGTCAACTTCATCCAAACGAGCAATTGTTTGTTCTACTGTTTCGGTGGGTAGATTAAACTTGTATGTTCCGACGGGTACAGTGAACGAAAAGTTGATATTCTTCAAAATATCTTCAAACTTCTTGTTAGGATCTTTAGGTTCCATCTTTGTTTCTTTCTGCTTCTGCGACCCGCTTGCGTAGATTACTGCTACTAAAGCTGTGGTCTCTACCGTTGAATATGATTTCAATACCTCGGTCTGTGCATTCCTTGCGACCAGTGAAGTCTTTGTCTGCATACTCTACACCCAGTATACGACAATCTAGGGGTAATGTCAAGAGCAAATCTACCAAATCTTGTTCTGTTTGGTAAATAACTACTTCATCAACAAAGCGACACGCACTAAGTTGAATCTGTCTCTCCACGATACTTTGAACTGGCTTGTTCTTAGTATCCGGTCTATCAATCGTTGGGTCAGTCTGTAATCCAGCAATCAAGTAGTCACAGTGATTCTTAGCTTCTGCCAACATAGCGATATGACCCGCATGAAGCATATCAAATGTACTGAATGTGATTCCAATACGCTTGCCTTCTTCTTTGAGGTCTTTAATCTTGTTGAAGATCACTTAGCACTTACCCATTCTTGCGATGCTAAGAAATTCTGCTCTTGCAGCAGGGTCAGTCTTAAACCCGCCACCAAGCTTAGTAGTCACAGTTGAAGAACCAGTGTCTTCAACACCGCGACTCTTAACGCAATAATGCTGTGCATCAATCATGACCGCAACATTTTCAGTTTCAAGGATATAGCAAAGAGCATGGAAGACCTGTTCAGTCAAACGCTCTTGAATCTGCGGACGCTTCGCAAAGTATTCAACAATACGATTAATCTTTGAAAGACCAAGAACCTTCTCATTGGGTACATACGCTACGGTAGCGAGACCATCAATGATTACAAAGTGATGTTCGCAGTTAGATTGAACATTGACATTGCGCTCTACAACCATTTCGTCGTAGTTCATCTTGTTTGCAACAGTTGTGCATTTGGGGAATGCATCATAGTCAAGACCCCAAAAGATTTCATTTACATACATCTTAGCAACACGCTTTGGCGTATCAATGAGACTGTCATCCTTTAGGTCAAGACCTAAGGCGCGCATGATTCCTTGAAAGTGTGCTTCAATAACTTCAATCTTGTCCTTACGATCAAGATCATTTTCTGCTGTTGGAGTTTCAACACCCATCTTGACTAGGTGTTCGTGAATTTTGCGACCCAATTCGGGGTCGGTTTTAGTTTTGTTATAAGACATATTTGTTTCCTTCCTTACACGGATATGTTAAAAGTTGTAACCGTTGTGTTACATTAGTATTTAGCATTTGAGAATACGTTATTAAACTGATTATTTACCCGAATAAACGTGGTACATTTGCTCAAATGCTTAAGTTCACTTGCACCAACGTAAGTGCAAGTGCTGCGAATACCACCAAGTATATCCTTGACAGTATTCTCAACTGGTCCACGATACGGCACCTTTACTGTGCGACCTTCGCTACTGCGATATTCTGCAACGCCGCCATGATGCTTGTTCATTGCAGTGTCGCTACTCATACCATAGAAAGTCACTGTATTGTCGGTGTGATCTACATCACCGCCGCCTTCATCATGGCCTGCGAACATTCCTCCGAGCATAACGAAGTCAGCCCCTGCTCCGAAAGCTTTACTAACATCGCCAGGGCAAGTACACCCGCCGTCACTAATGATATGAGCGCCAAGCCCGTGTGCAGCATCCGCACATTCTGCGACCGCGGAAAGCTGCGGATAACCCACCCCAGTCTTAATACGAGTAGTGCAAACACTGCCGGGCCCAATACCCACTTTAATAATATCAGCTCCACGTAAAATTAACTCCTGTGTCATGTCTGCTGTAACAACGTTACCAGCAATAATTGTATGTGTCGGATACTCTTTTCTAACCTTAGCAACAAAGTCACCGAAGTGTTCACTGTATCCATTTGCAATATCAATGCAAATATACTTGAAAGGATAATGGTCAAGCATATTCTTTAAATGCTCATAATCTTTATTGCTTGTACCGGTACTGATGGCCAAATGATTAAAATCAACAGTACCTTCATACCATTCTAAGCCGCCGCTGTCATAGTTCTTACCGAGGCAAGTAAACAAGTCATACTTGCTTAATGCTTCTGCCATTGCAAGTGTACCAACGCCATCCATGTTAGCAGCCATAATAGGTACACCGGTATATTCTTGCTGGCTATGCTTGAACTTATAAGTTCTAGATAGTGACACTTCTTTGCGGCTAGACAACGTGCTACGCTTAGGACGAAACAATACGTCACTAAAATCTAGCTTGATGCCATCTTCAATTTTCATTAGTACTTTGCCTCACGAGTATGCTTGCGATAGTCGCTGCTAATGCGAAGATATTTGCTGCCCTTGCCTTCAAGAATATCACAGATACGATCAATGGTTCCATCAGTGTAGTCACTAATCTTGCCCATATTAGGATGAGCCTTCTTGAGCAAATTGTCTAGCTTGTTGATAGCATCATCAAGTGACCAAGGAACATACATGCGTTCGTGGTCATTTGCAAAAGTCTCAGGGAATGAACGATAAGCAGGATACAAGACATTGCAGCCAAGTGCGTCTGCTTCGCTTACTGTGTTAGATACCCAGTCCTGCAATGCACAATTGAACACAACACGGCTATCGTTTACAATTTCATAATACTTGTTCTTGTCAAGATTATCATAGATAACGAGCTTACCATCTTCAACCATCTTGCGAGTACGAGCCATATAGCTATCGTTATTAGAGCGAAGTTCTCCCCCACTGCAAACAACGAACTCAACATCCTTGCTAGGGAATCGTTCACGCCAAGCTTCAATCAAGTCCATGTAGAAGTCAGGCTGCTTTTCTTGGTCCCAACGGGCACTGAATACTACACGCAAACGACGATCATTGAAGGGCTTGATCTTGCCACCGACACGCTCAATAACTTCTTGCTTTCCAAATGCAAGACCTGAAATATTGTAGATGGGAACGTCCCAACCAGCAACCTTCATATGTGCAACCATTTCTTCGTTAGTTGCAAGCACGCCGTCTACACTTGAACAAACCATCTGTTCATATGCTCTCATCCAACGATCCATACCCCAAACATGAACAAAATCGTCAGGGTCAATCGTCTGTGCAAGACAACGAACAAAGATACGAGGCATGTTTTCTTCGGAGCACTGATCAATTATATAAGGCAACGCTTCAAAGCCCGGCTGGAACATATCTTCAAAGTAGATAACATCCTCGCTAGTGACTTCTCCCTGCTGCATCATCTTGACAAGGTTCATCATTTGGCTCATGCCAAAGTAAGAACGACCATGTGCGTCAAGTACCTGACCAGTTACAATCTTCTGACTGTTATCAAGTGTTTCGCCAGGAACATAAACAACGTCATATCCCCTGCGTTCAAATACACGCTTGTTCCATTCTGTAAGCTGCAATGTGTAACGAGCGTTATACGCTTCAAGTCCCATGTAATATAATCTACGCATATTATTTTCTCTCTATATCTTCTTCAATACATTCAGTACCATATTGGATTTCAATAATCTTTAATGGTTTGTCTGTTTCGTTAGCTAAGCGGTGCCACTGATTAGTAGCAATGTGTATATTGCGAAACTTCTCATACACTCCGTTTAGTTCTTCGTCTGAACTATTATTGATAGTATACACTGTTGCAGTCCCTTGTGCAACAAACCATAGTTCCAAACGATCATTGTGACGCTGCATACTTAAAGATTTTCTTGGATCAACAGTAAGTTCTTTAACTTTGACCTCTAGTCCATCTTCATGTAGTACACGGTAATATCCCCATTTACGTTCTGTTTTAGGAGCTTTCCATTCTTGTAACAAGTGACTACTAGAAGTAGTCTTGGCGCCGCCTATACCAAACGCAAATTCAATGTTGTCATCTGTAAAGTCAATTTCAGGAATGTTGTCAGATGTGCGATCACCGCCATTTGCAAAAACAATTGCATGATTTGGATATACTTTTCTCGCCCATGCTATTGCATCTTTGGCACTATTGTCTCTGTCATTAAATGGAATAGCATAGTCTACTCCCTGTAATGCACCAACAATAGCAATACGGTCTTCAAATGGCATGAATGACCGGCCCTTTTTACGGACCAGCCATTCATCACTGTTTACCCCGACAATGAGGATGTTACCCAATTCCCTAGCAGCATTGATATAATCAATGTGACCGCTATGAATGGGGTCAAACCCACCAGTTATTACAACAACCTTATCCACGGAATCCCTTAGCCTGACGTTCCTTGTACTTTGCGTAATCAATTTCCCACTGATTACGAGGGCGCTGCCCTGCTAGCATTCGCTGAAACTGCTTGTAGTTTCCGCTGCGTGTGTTGTATAAATCGGCTTCGTTAAAGCGATAGCCGAACTCTCTGCAAAAATTACGATAACGGTCTAGGTCTTCAAAAACTTGCTTGATATTAGTCTTAATAATAGCCATTTTATTTTCCTTAAATGGTTAGTGATTGATAGGGTTTAGTTGTGTTGTAATAGATAGTGGCACCGTTCTCACCGTCTTCTGATACAGTGATTTCAATGTCACGGTCGGGGTAACGATGTGCAATCATCTGATATAGATCATCGCAAATCATTTCACATGACTTGTAATTGAGTTGTAACACGCCGTTAGTGAAACTGTTCTCTAACCAACGCTTGAACTGAATGAACTCAATTTCTCGGTCATTGTGAAATACTTGAATAGCTACCTTAAAGTGAAAAATATGACGATGAGGGTATCCTAAGAAACTCACATCATACTCATCACCCGTAGCTAAAGCAGGGTCAGTGTCAGCACCGGGATACTTGTGAATACCTTCTTTCTGAAAGGTAACCCAAATCATACGCTTTGCTGCGTCACTAATTCTGTTGCGCTTTTCAATTAAAGCTTGAACTACATTATCCATAGTCTTGTTATATCACCTGTGTAAAGTTTATCAACTGTTTTGGTCACTTCCAATAGTTACCCCAAAGCCAAGTAATTAGGCTCCAGCGTTCTCCGGAAGTGACCTTCTTAACGCTATGCGGGAAAAAGCTAGGAAAAGCTACCACAGACCCTTGCTTCATTTTTATATCCTTACCGAAAACATTAAGTTCGCCATCAGAGTAACTATCATCTTTTGTCAGAAACAATACCACCGTCAATTTTCTATCAATGTCTTCTGAAAGAGAACCGTAATTATCAAAGTGAGGACCAAAGTAATCCTCACTCTGATATCGTTTTACTTCGTATGGTTCAGCAAATGAAATATCAAAATTAAAAAAGTTGTTTATTTCAGTATATGTCTGCTGTAGATCGGTGTGAACCTTGTGATTTAGTGGTAGTAAACAACTAGAAAAACTAGTAGTAAAGAATTCAGGATACTTATCTTCACCTTGATTAAGTGAGACTATGCTAGAGTTTATCAATTCTTCACATGTGTCATTAGTTAACACATTTTCCTTAACAAATATCTTTCTAGACACATCTAAAGTAATTTCGGGCTTAGGAAGATTAGGAATCACTTAACGCTTCTTCCATCATATCGTCACTATCAATGATTTCTTCATCAATTTCAGGATCATCATTGACCGTACCTTCAACTGCAAACAACTGGTCAAACATCGTATGAGCGTTGATAGTCTTCTTACCACTGAATCCTTGACCAGCTTTGAACTGCTGCCAAAACTTGTCATACTGATCAATCATAGCAAGGCTCTTTTCACGATCCTTGAGTGAGAAAATCTCATCAACAATATCACTGAAATTAAGATTGCCGAGCGGATCCATAACCATCTTAGGTTTGATACCCTGCTCGTAACGACGATTTGCCTCTTGAACCGCAATCATATGCTGATAGACATTATGTGCCTGAATTAGTGTATATGAAAGAGTGTCCCAGCTTGTTTTTGTTTCTTTGCCATGCTGACCAATGAAGCCCTGACCACGATAACATATATCTTTCATCAACAGCTTATCAGTAATAGGACTATCAGCAAAGACTTTATGAATGCCGTCAGCTAATACACCATCGCTGAACTTGCGAGTATCAGTAGCGTACTTCTTGTTTTCAGCAGTCTTTTCCATTGCATAAGTCCACTTAGTGTCATGCTCAAACGTGTTGTTGTTATACGCAAGACCCTTTGCAGCACTAAAGAACGGGCTAGCACAGTCAAATGTAATCTGCAAATTTGGATTATGATACTTACGAATTGCCTTCTGAATGTCAGTAAACAATACTGCATATTCCATGATAGAAGTACCGAGACAGTGAATCAAGTCCTGCTTACCTTCTTCAAGGAAGCCATCGTGGATGATGTGAACAAGACGCTTAAGCATCAAGTGAATGTCAATCTTGTTTTGACCACCGAACGCCCAACCATTAAATGCTTTATCGCCATAGATGTTAGTATCGCAATACTTCTTCATTTCTGCATACCAGTCATCTGACTGCTTATGATTGCGTCCCTGCAAGACGTTTAGAAACTTACAACGCCCGTCACGGTTGTTAATGAAGTATTCATTGTTGATATGAGTTGCAGTAATTGCTTCTTCAATCGTGCTGATGCCATGTGCAGATGTGCCAGTCTTCTTATCCTTAATGTGATAAGTCGTAAGAGACTGTGATGGAATATCAAGACACATGCCATAGTCCATGTACTCATCCATCCAAGTAAGAACTTGTTGACGCTTCTTCATTGCACGAGGGCAGTTAGGATCTTTCCAATCTGCTGGCCACTGACATTTAAGAATCTGGAATCCGCCTGAGTCTCCTAGAAGAAAAGTGCCTTCTTCTCTCTTGCGAATGATAGATTCATTATTGTCATCCTTAGTAATATCAAGATTTGCGTGACCAGCAGAATACAAGCCCCACTTATACGTGTATAAGCCTTGCTTGCTGTTGAAGAAATTCAAACACTCAACGTCACCGTTGAATGCCGCAGGGATTCTCGCCGGGTCAAAATATTGTTCACCTTCACGCTGCTTGCCTAAGCCAGCAATGAAGAAAGACGAGATTGCGGGCAGAAACAATGCCCATTCGGGATTGTGACTGTTTGAAAGGTTAATTTGTTCCAACTTTATTATCTTTCGTTAAGATTTCAATAACTTTGATTTGCTCATCAATCGTTTTTCGCTGATTGAGTAAGTCAGCAATTGCTGGGTTATCCTTAGCTTTTGCTTCAAGCGCCGTTTCTTCATTACGCTTGCGAATAGCCCAGTCAAGTGCAATTTCAGCGTCAGGAGTCAAGCCAATACTAGCATGGCTAGTGCCAAGTTCAATCCACATATTACCGTCATATACTTCAAGTCGCTGCATGTTAGTATTGTATCTAACATCACCGACGTTCATGTATCCTGAACTAGTATTGATATATGTGGTCGCAGGAAATCCTCCGTTGACCATAATATATCTACCCTGTCCGTTGACCGTCTTAATCATTACTTAGCCTGTGCGGGCAACAAATAACGATAGTTAGCGATACCGCTGTCAACAGTGATTTCAGCAGCGCCTGCGTCACTGAAACGAACAACCTTGTCACCAGGAAGATCCATGATTGCAAGGAATACCTTAACAGGCCAGTTCCAAGCCTTAGTCAAGTTGCCTGCTACGTCAGGCTGAAACACGAAGTTGCCTGAGTGAGTTGAAGGGTCACCGAAGTAAATCTTCAAGTCGCCGTTGTCAGTCTTAGTCTTGAAGTTAAGTTCTTCGTTGTTAGCAGAAGCCTGCTTCTTAAGACGCATAACGCCAGCAACAGTAGGCTCAAACTCAACATCCCAGCTTGCGCCCTTGAATGTAACAGTCTTAACCTTATCTTCAACAACAACCTTGCTCATCAAACGATAGTCGTTAACGAAGTCGCCAGTCTTAGTTTCAAAATGAATTGCAGTAGGAATGTTCTCGCCGTCTCTGGTATCACGAGTAACGTTAATGATAGAGGTATCATCATAATCATCAAAGCTAAGAATAGTCTTAAGCTTACTCAAGTTGGGCATACCAAACGTGCCCTGAAACCCATCAATAGGAGTCTTAAATGTACCAGTTACAATAACTGACTTATCTTCGGCATATGCAGCAATCTTAGTTTCTGCGTCCGAACCTTCAATTTTAACAAGTTCAACGACACCAAGTCCATAAGTGTGCTGAATCAAATCAAGTAAATAATCTTTCATGTGTTTTCCTTTTAGATATTTAGGCAATGCTATAGTGTATAATAGCGGAAGTTAATGCGAAAAGCAATAGTCTTGTTATCCGAAATCAAACAAGTCACCGACTGTGCTGTTAGTATTAGTATCCTGACGAATCTTCCAATTCAATACGCCAAGTAAGTTATCAATCTTTTCGTCTACGAGTTTTCTTTCCATATCAAGTGCATCAAACGGAAGATCAATGAACCATTGCGGAAGTCTTAGTTCGTCTGTAGGATAAGCAACGCTAGTAAAGCCAAGCGGATTGTCCTTCAAGCTGCAAACAATAACCTTCATACCATCAACAATCTTTTGACTGTATTGGTCATTGTTCATCTTGCGTAGATAGTTATAGTTCAACGCTGCTCTAACGTGACCCGGCATGTTTGCCTTACCAGTCTTGCTACGAGCTTCAAGTTCACCATAGTATGTAAGCTTGTTAACTGACCTAGGAGAACCCTTAGTCCAGCTATCTTGCTCACCCAACCAAATCTTGAATTCTCTAATCTTAGTGATAACTTCATCACGCGGGCTACCACCTAGCACCATCATAAGAACTTCCATTAGAAACTCTTGAACATACTTAGGAGTATCTGCTCTCTTAAGATCAAGACCCATAGCCTTGACCTTACCCATCTTACCATCTATGTCCTGACGTTTACCTTCAAGGTCAAAGATGTTGATAGCATATCGCTTCTTAGTGATGAACAACGTTCTATCACCGATAAGTTCACGACCAGCTTTGATGACTTCGCCGTTCTTACGAGGACAGTGAAATGCTTTCTCCATAAACGCGGGGAAACTAACGTTAGTCATTTCAGCAATTTGGTCGTAAAGATCAATACACGAGTCCTTATCCCAAGATACTTGACCAGCATCAATCTGATCCTTGAGAATATGATAAGCCGAGAAGTAACAGGAGTCAGTATCACCATACACAATAGCGTCGCCGTCGTGTTCATATTTTTCCGTGATGATTTCGTTTATCTGGCTCATCATATGCTTAGTGATTTGACGACCAGACAACGTAACTGACTGCCCGATTCTTTTATCGTAGAAACGACAATGCTCATTCAAAAGTGCGCCATATGCAGAGTTAAGCAAAATCTTACGAACTAGCTGACGCTTATCGTAATACTCAAACTTGTCTGTGCCATATGCAGCCTTTGCTTCCTTTTGAATACTCTTACGTTCTGAATACCAGCGTGAAAGCAATCCAGGAATGACGCCTTCTTTCTCATACGTAAAGATTGTACCGTTAGCACTAATCATCCATGGACGATGACTGTCAAAGATAAGTTTCCAAATCTCAGCGGCACTCATTTCTACACTACGACCATCTTCATAGTCAATAGTGAGCATAGTTCCACGCTCTTGGTTCATAATAGCAGTATATTCTAGAGAGCCAAACAAGTTTTCCCAAAGAATAGCACCAGTAACACCGTCAGCATCGTCACCGTTCTTTTTCTTACGCTTGTTTTTAGCAAGTGCAATGCTCTTTTCGTGCATGTAGTTGTCTGTCAGTGTTTGACGAACTTGACCCACAATAGTTTCAGGAGCCATGTTCAATGCACGAATAGCAGACGGATACAGTGAGTTAATGTCAACAGCGCCGACCCATTCGTGAATGCCCTTCTTTGGAACAGCAACATAAGCACCAGCTGCCTGCTGCTCATCACCATAACTATCTTTGCGCTTCTTGTCGGGGACAATCATATCACGGCTATGTGCTTCGTTATAGATTGCCATTTCAATCATTGCCACCGAACCCATGACAGTCGGAAGCAACACTGTATTTTCATGTGCTAGAGCATTTGCAAGATCAAGGAACTTAAGCTTGTTGTGAATCTTATACACAAGCAAAGTATCTTGACGGTTATATTCTACGAACTTCTTGAAGTCTTTGTTGTACAACT